GCAGGAACAAATTTTTCTGTTGAAGCTAAGACAGATATAGAAATTAAAAATTCAAGTGTTAATATTAAAATGGATGCGGGGGGGCTTATTTCTATGGGGAACAAGGCTTCCAATATACATACTTTATTAAAAAAATTATCAATGTCATTACAAAATATGACTCATCCAACTCCTGCTGGTCCAAGTGGTCCAGCATCGAATATGAGTGAAATTATGCAATTTGATGCAGAAATAGATAAGGTGTTTCAAGCATGAATAAAAAAGAAGAAGTTGTTTTAGAACAAAAACCAATAGTTAACAAAAATATGGTAGAACTTTTAGGCAAAGTTAAAGATTTTAATAATGATTACATATCATTTTTAAAAATTCAACTAGATACTGCTAAAGCACAACAATTAAAAGAAATGGAAAATAATGGCTGAAGCTGTCCCAACAAAAGAAAGTACAGATCCTGGGACTTCTCAAACAGGAGATGATGTTTATTTAAAACAAATGGAGGGTTCTCCGTTCGGTGGATCTGCAGGTGATGCGATGAATGCATTTTTAGAAGGATTAAGTGCATTTGGTGCTGAATTTTCAAGAGTTTCAGACACGTTAATTCAGTTTTTTCAAGCAACAAAATTATTTTTACAGGCTTTTAAAAATCCTCTTGTTGCGGCTTTAATTGAGACTATTGATGCTTTGATAGAAGCACTTGAAGAAATGGATGCTTTAGGATTTGGTAGTGTTAGTGTTTGGCCCTGGAAAGATGGAACATATCCTCAACCATTGAACACGGATAAATTAGATGAAGCAGTACTTGGTCTTGTTGCCGCCATGTCGGGACTTGATGCAACGGCAGTTGGTTATAGTGAACGTGGTACCTTTGTAAAAACAAAAAATGGAGAGTCTCTACTTACTCCTGGTCAAGAATTGCTTACCATCGAGAGGGGACGTCCTGTTCTGACAAAAACCGCAGTTTATGATACGTTGATGGGTATTCGTAATTTTTTTCATCCAGAATTATGGAAAGGTTCTTCTGTTTTTTATACTGATACTGCCGCGGATGCCGCCAAACGCCAAGCAGGATGGCATCCTGGAATGGGTATAACTCAAGAGTCTCTTGGTCAATCATTGACTGGACAAATTGTTGAAGGAGCGAAAGATGCGCTTTTTACATCAATTGATGTTACACAGAAAAATCTATTAGTTAAAGAATTAACCCCTGAAGATTGCGTAAATAAAATAATAGATTCTTTATCGGGGTCTAGTCCAGATGGTAATAAACCAACAGGTTCTGGTCCCTATAAAGCATTTATGATTATGTTCACTCTTCCAACAATTAATGATGTAATTCAAATTGTACAATCATTTGCGGATTATTTTGGTTCTGTTATAGGCGATGAATTGTTTCCTGTCTTACTCAATCCTTCGAATAAATTAGATGATACAAAAAAGACTATTTCGTTAGGAGAACCTCTTCATAATTCAGTACTTAAAGATACCAGGACCTGGTCAGCTATTAATGGTTGGGAAGAGTCTGGGGAAGCAGAGTATCAGCAGAGTCAGGCTTTGGCGACATCAGAATGGTTTTATGAGCTTGGTGATTTTAAGCCAAGAACAGGTCTTAAAGATGGAACATATAAAAATGGGGTACATGAAAGCGATAAGAAATTTAAAATACCCATGTTTAAACCAGGTCAAAAAATCGTTCAAGAGGGGGGAATATTAGGAGTTAGTAGTTTTTCCGCTGAAGTTATTGAACATCTTCCAATAGTTGTTCTAAATGGCATGGTTATACAAAATAGTGTTAAAGTAAAAAGTGTCAGAGGCGAACTTCAAAGAACAAATCATAAACCCCTTAATTCGGCCACATCACCAATTGTCCGAGCAATTTCAAAAGAATATGTTCCTAAAGAAGAATATGCAATTTTTAGAACAGATACATTAGAAAAACCAATTCCAAAATCAACTGGTACATTTTTTGGAACAATTAGAGAAGGCAGTACTACCATATCAGAAATCATACCCACGGGTACATGGGGGAATGAAATTAGAACTGAATGTGAATCGGCCGGTAGTTTTATAAAAGGACTTAACATCTTACTGGGAGGCGGCAATAGTCAACTTGTCATAAACTCTTATATGAGGTTTATACGAGAACTTAAAAAAGGAGCGATAATTGATCATCAATATTTGCAACCATTTGATCTATCCGATAGAAATTTAAAAGGTTATGATGCAAGTTTGGGTGTAGATAAGAAATTTGAATTTAATTATGGTAAATTATTAGATGTGTTTCCGTCAATAGGTGTACAATGGCATGTTGCTAACATTAAAGTTGATGGGGTGCCTATAGAAAGCATGGACGACTTAACAAAAGAAAAACTTTTTACTTATCCCAACCCTAATGTCAATCCTCAAGCATCACCGAAACCTACTGGAATGAAGTCTCTTGAGATTGAATTGGGATTTTTAAATTTTGACGGAACATATACAACAGATTTGGGAAATTTCATTGATGTTAAAAAAGCAATATCTCCACCAGACGGTGTAGTATATTCTTGGAAAACGAAAATACCTTCTGGAAAAGCTGGTGTTGATGGTCCTCCCAATCAACCGTTTCAATTGTTAGCATCTAGTAAAAATCTTTCACCTAATTGGAAATATATAAGAGTTTCGGATTTATTTCCAGCATATGGTGCAACCATAGACCAAGCAATCGGTATGGTAAAAGGATTCAAAAAACAAGTTGAATCTATAGCTAAATCAATAGATGCATACATAGCATTTTTAGAAAGACAGATAGTAGCAATACAAAGATTGAATGATCAAATTCAACAATTGATCGCATTTTTCTCTAAGGGATTAAATGCGGCAGGTCTTTATTCGGCACAATTTAGTGGAGATGGAATTGGTGATTTTAAAAAGAAATTGTCGAACATAAAAGCAATACAAACTGCAAAAAATAAAGTACATGAAATAAGTCTGGAAACAGTTGAATCAGAAACCGTAATACAAGATCCTTTTACTGGATTAGATAAAAAAGTAAAAAGAAAAGTTTTAAGACCAAGTATACAAGAACAAGAAATAGAGCCTGATGGCATTCCTAAGGCATTAAGTGAACTTGATAATTTAAAATATTCTGGTGCTATTGTGTTTTTTGCTCAAGGTCCTGACATATCAAAATTTGATAAATTCATGGATAGCTTTGGTGCATTGGAAACTCTTGGAAAAGGATTTCTTGCAAATTTATTTGATAAAGATGATAGCATTGCTCAAAAAATAGTACCATATGTATATGAGATACAAGGACAAGATAAAGACGGTAATTGGATAGAAATAGAGAGATTATCGAAATTAGATGATGATGGAACTATAAGAATTAAATTTACAAATGATGCTAATGAATTAAGTAAAGCTGATCGCAATGCAATTAATACCCAGATGGAGAGAACTGTAGAATTTTCACCAAAAATTCAAATGGGAAATCTTCTTTTTTCAGGAACACCTACAAAAAATGATGCAATTGCATTGTATCAAGGAACTTTTGGTGCCAATGAGGGAATAACTCGTTCCAGCTTTTCTGCTGATACTACTTTTTATCAATTTTCACAACAGCCGAAAACTAGTTTTGAGGCAAGTTCTCCGGCTGATGAAAATGGTATATTTGAGAAAGAATTTTTTAATATAGATTTAAAAACTAAAGATCCAATGCCAAGAACAAGCACGACAAACCTCTATAAAGTTGTAGTTCAAACGAGTATTATAAGTCTTGAAGGACAATCAATAAAAGAAAGAAAAAATCTTAATATTGGATTTGATATAAACCCTGTAACTGTAGAATCTGGAGAATTGATATAATGGCTAATAATGCAATTTCTAGAACAGGAACCTTTACATCAAGTGGAAGTGCTGGCGCTTCGGGAACATATTATTATAATCACGGTGAAGATTGGCAAAATGCAGGATCATCTGGTCATATGGGAACAGATCATTATTCTAATGATGATTTAAAAAATGGTTCTATTTTTACTGATATTGATAGTAAAATTTCTATAAAATTTTCACAAGATGTTGATAAAAATTCTGTCAAGACCTTCAATAAAGATACTAAATTGCCTGTTGCTCTTCAAAATCAAAAAGGAACTATTGGTCTAACACATGTTGTTTATGGCCACGAATCAACAGCATCCATTACTGATGGTAATAATCTACAAGCCTTAAAATTGACTTCTTTACCAGACTCCGCGTGGAATTCCATCACAATTGATAAATTTGTAGAAATGTCTTCTATTGCAGAAACATCTGATGATCAAACGTATGCCCTTACACCAAAAGCAAATCTTTCGTCTAACACAACTTATTTTTTAAAAATAGATACTGATAATTTACTTGATGTATCTGGAACAAAAATTAGTTATAGTACAGAGAGGGGTTTTGTTACTGATAATACAAAAAGTTTTGTGACTACAAATGATTATTATGAGGGATTTTCGATGCAAATTGAACCTGCCTCGTTACTTTTATCCGAAAAAAGCCCTGATCTCGATACAGCATCCCATCCAAAGTTTGAGAGTGAAGATACTATGAGTTTATATCGGACAGGTGAAACAACAGCTTCTGGAGCAACTGCTTTAAAAATTAGATCTATAGATGGAACGAAATTAACATATCAATTAGAGCCTGATTCGTATAGGATGAATGTCTCTTATACTGCTACAAATCCTATAGTTGTTTCTAGTACAACTCATGATTTAATTGATGATGATAAAATAGAAGTTTATGATGTAGTAAGCGGAAATGTAGTTAATACAGGAGAATATACAATAACAAAAATTACAGCAGATACATTTTCTATTCCTGTGGATGGCACAGGAAGTAGTGCTGGTGGATTGAATTATTATAGAAATGTGAATAAAGACGATTTATTGGTATGGTCTGAAACAGATGGGTTGTCCACTCCGACCACCTATACTATAAGAAAAAAAGTATTATCTGTTCCTCATAAGAAAACCAATAATTTGTCTAGTGGTTCATTGAATAATACTTTTTCTACAATTAAAGATAGTACAACAGTTGCTTCAACCGCAAAAGGAAAACTAATAAAATCCAGTGGTTCAACTATATCATATGTTCCTGTTGATACGAATGGTAAAATCTCAACTGATGTTTTTGTTAATAATTCTATAGTTGATGTTTCAACTTCTACTAATGATATTAGATTTCACATAAAGGCGAATACCTCTCCTGATCATAATGTACATCCCTTTCATTCTTCTGCACCAAAAGTAAATTCTACTTTTCCTGGAGACGGTGAATCGGTTGCAAGAAAATTGAAAGTTACACAAATTACAAGAAAAGGAACTATTGCTCTTGTATCTACAAATCATTATCACAACTTATCTACTGGAAGTCTCATAAAAATTGTTGATTCTACTCAAGCGATTTATAATAAGACAATATCAGTATTACTTGTTCCAACATCAAATACTTTTCAGTATGATTTAGGTTCAGATGTTCCTGAAACTACTCAAAGTCCTGCTCCTGGAAATCCTAAACTTCAAATTAGCTATGATAGTGGTGTCACTTATGCAGAAAGATATAATGCTATATTCGTAAATTTTAGTCAATCTATGAATACAAGCAGTATTACGGTTGCAAACAATACTCATTTAATTTCAGCAAATGGATCAACAGGGGATTTTGTAACTTCTACTTCATTTGCATATCAACAAGATTCTGCTTCAAGTACAATACAATTATCAGATTCTGGTTTTGTGTATCTTGTAAATTGTGTTTCTGTGACAGCAAGTGCGGGTAATTCTGTATTTGCAGTTGTTCCTGAAATTCTTGAACCGAGACATCGATACAAAATAAAAGCAAAAACAGATATCCAAGATTTGGGACAAACATCCAGTATCTATGAATATACAACAACTATAGGAATTACTACTGGAGTATCTGTTATAGATCCAACAACTGGTCAAGAAACAGTTTTCTCCAAAGATGAAGAACCGCCAGAAATTAGAAAAATATCTTTTACAAGTGCAGGAACTGATGGTGTTGCAGGAATGGTTTTAGAAAGTAATACTGTATCTGAAATAACTTCTCCCGATGATTATCAAGCAGTTGATATTGATCTTGATGCTGAATCTATATTAGTTCAATTTTCTGAAGCCATGAATATAGATACAATATCAACTGCAACAACAAGTACAGTACCTACAGGCACAGTACAACTGTCTTCTGATAATTACGATACTGTTGTTCAAATGTCTACGATTCCAGTTGTAACATCAACTGATAATGAGAATGATACTTTTAAGTTTACCCCCATAGCAAACTTATCTGCAAATAGCATTTATACATTAAAGGTTGCTAAAGGTGTATCTGATGCTTCACCAGAACGAAATCAAATGTTAACAGCAAATGTTAGTTCTGCAAAAGTTCTTACAGTAAATGCAATTCCTGCAGATACAGAAAATTATTATGTTCCAGGGGAAACTATATCAGGAGTTAGACAGTTACAGATTATTGCGAATACAGGAACACCTGCTATAGGATTAACTGCTGGAGATACCTTTTTAGGACTAACATCAAAAGGTAAAGGGAGGGTTTTAGATTTTACTGAAGATTCAGGAGCAATACAAACCCTTAGATATACAGAATTGCCTGGTGAAGATGGGGCCATTATACCCCTTACTCCTGGAGAAGTGTGTAAAGTATTTGCTGGTCCCGATTTTACAATTGATAGGTATGGAATTACGACTCCTCCAGAAGGAAACGTTATTTCTTTTACTACAGGAACCAGAAAACTAGTTTATAGAAAGACCACTCCAGATGATGAATTTGTATCTGCAAATTCTAGTGCAGAAAGAATTGTAGGAAGAACATCGAATGGGTATACTTTTGCAAGTAGTTCAGGTAGTGAAGGAATAGTAGGACCAGGACTAAAAACTGCAACAACTGGAATTGTAGCAAATGTGTTTTTTAGTAAGAATTCGGTTTTAGTGTCTCCTATAGATGGAAATCAAACAGGTATTGATGAGAATTCAAATCTTACTGTTACATTTAATCAAACAATGAATGTTGAAAGCATTGATTTTAATAGCGCAGATTCTCTGGTTAGAACATCTTATAATGTTTTACTTTCTTATGATAGTAATTTTCAAAATACAATACCATTGAGTCCAACTTTTTCTAGTTCAAATAATGATACTGTATTTGAATTTCAACCAGCAATATTGTCAAATACAAATTTACAGTTAACACAGAGTAAAAATCTATATGCTAGGGTAACAGATACAGCAAAAAATAAAGGTGATATGAATCTGGCCAGTAATTTTGCTCCTTCGAATTATGCTAATACTGTTACAGATGTTGATTTTAAAGCAATAAATGCTTCTGTTTTTACACCAGACGGACAAGAAATAGAATTGGGAACAGGAACTTCTGTATCTATGCCAAATCAATCTTCAAGAATAGCAAGAGGAACTCCTGTTATTATACATTTTAATGAAGTTCCTAGTTTGTCAACTTTTGCTTTGGATGCAGAAATAGAGTTAGGGACTGTTTCAGATTTTTCTTCAGGAACAATTGCTCTCGGTGACGGCTCTCTTACAACATGTGGTACATATGGAACACAAATAAAGATTCAGCTTGGAGTGACCCGCTATGGTCTAACTACATTTTCTGGATCTGGATTAAATGATGCAACGTATAGTGGAGTTTATGAGGGAAATAGTGCAGGTGATATTTATCGAGTGCAAATATTCTCGACACCAGGCGGTGCAGATGTATTTATGTGGCAAGCCAAAGCTGTTCCTGACACCAACTGGGTTGAGCAAATCTCCATAACCGGAGGAGTACAATACTTAGCGGATGGTATATCGATTAAATTTGATTCAACCACTGGACATACTATTGGGGATTATTGGGACATAACGACAAATGACAATTCCACTAGATTAGACACATCTACTCAATATTATGTGAGAGTTGGAGCTACTGTAGGAGGAACAAATGAAGGCGGAAAAGCATTGACGACAACTGTAACATATTTTAATTCATTTACAACTGCATAGGAGATATTATGCCACTAGAAATTGAAACATTAAAAACTAATATAAAGGCCGCATTTAAACTTGGATCTGCGGCTGGATCAGAAGAGAAAGTTGCTGAATTAATAGCCACTGCAATACACACTTATGTAATTGCCGCAGATGTTACTACTCCAGTAACTACTGTTGTTACAGGAACTTTTGCTGGTACTGGATCAGGTCCTATTGCTGGTTCTGGATCGGCAATATGTAAGGGAAGACTTTCATAGGGAAATTAGACTAAATAAACATATGGCTACAAATTCAACACAAGAAGATTACACTTTTCCAGATTCTGAATTTTATCAAAGTTTCTCGGAAAAAGATGCACAACGGCATGCAATATCTCTAATGCATCAGCCCAAAGATTTAAGTATTCAATTTTTGAGCAATCCTAATACAGGAGATATTGCCTTAAAAACGGGAAGCAATGCAGTAAAAAGTGCTTTAAGGCAATTAATTTTAACTAAAAAGTTTGAAAGACCGTTTCAACCTGGTGTTGGTTCAAATATATCGGACTTATTATTTGAACCAAATGACATAATTACTGAACAATTAATTGAAGATGAGATTAGAACTGTAGTTGCAAATTTTGAACCAAGAGCGAATATATTAAATGTAGTCGTTGATAGTGAAAGAAACGGTGCGGGTTATCGAATTAAGATAATTTTTTCAGTAGTAAATGAGACTGAGCCGGTTACATTTACTACATTTTTAGAAACAACAAGAGGTACTTAAATGGCGGAAGCTAGTAAATTAAGAGTTTCAGAATTAGATTTTGATCAAATAAAAAATAATTTTAAAAGTTTTCTTAAAGAACAAGATGTCTTTAGAGATTATAATTTAGAAGGTTCTACCATTTCTCATTTATTAGATATTTTAGCATATAATACTCATTATAATGCTTTTTATTTGAATATGGTCGCAAATGAAATGTTTATTGATTCTGCCACTACTAGAAATGCCATGATATCTTTGTCTAAATTGTTAGGATATGTTCCAAAATCAAGAACAGGTGCAAAAGCAAATGTAAATATATCAATAACTCCTAATGATGCTCCTGCAAATATTACTATAGCAAAAAATACAAAATTTAGTTCTGCTATAGACGGTATTAATTATACTTTTGTTGCGGACCAATCATATTCGACAACTGCAAATTCTGATAATGCAACTGTTACTGTTCAAAATGTTTCATTGATTGAAGGAGATCCCTTAACTTTTAGCTATACTGCCAATACGAAAGATTCTTCACAAAAATTTACGGTTCCTAATAGAGGAGTTGATCATTCAACAATTACAGTTTCTATTAAAGAAAATTCTTCTATTACAGAAATATCGCCTTATACTCAGGCAACTGATTTGCTTGAAGTTAGTTCAACATCAAATGTGTTTTTTATAGAAGAAGGTACAGATTTTTTAACAGAAATAAAATTTGGAGATGGAGTTTTAGGAAGAAAATTAAAAAATGGTAACATTGTTATTATTGATTATAATATTTGTTCTGGTGTTTTAGGAAATGGTGCAAATAATTTTGCAGTTGCAACAACTGCTGGAGGATATTCAACAGTTACACTTGTAACTAATGATAAAGCAGAAGGAGGTTCAGATGAAGAATCTATTAATTCTATAAGATTTAATGCTCCTAGACATTATAATACACAAAATCGAGCAGTAACAACAGATGATTATAAAAGAATAGTATTAAGAGATTATCCTTTAGCAGAATCAATAGTTGTATATGGAGGAGAAGAGGCAGATCCTCCAGAATATGGAAAAGTTTTTATAGGTATAAAACCTAAATCGGGACTTTATTTAACAGACTCAGTAAAAACAAATATTAAAGACAATATTCTTAAAAAATATAATGTTGCATCTATAACACCTGAATTTGTTGATATCGATTATGTTTATGTTTTATTGTCATCAACTGTTAATTTTGATTCACGAAAAACGGTAAAAACTTCACAAGCATTAAGAAGCAGTATTATAAGTTCTATTAATACATATGTTGCCGAAGACCTTTACAAATTTGAACAAACATTTAGATTGTCAAAGTTACAAACAAAAATTGATAATACAGATTCTTCTATTTTAGGTGATGATAGTGCTATTAGATTGAAAAAAACAATTGAACCAGTATTAAATACGAAATTATCATATATTTTAAAATTCAATAATGCGATTAGTCATCCCCATTCGGGTCATGCCGCTACCTTGTCTTCTACTGTATTTTCTATATTGGATGAACAAAATACTTTAAGAGAAAATTGTAAAATAAAAGATCATAATGGTTTGTTAAAAATTTATAGAACAGATAATGAAGGAGTCGAATTTTCCGTTAGAGATAAAATTGGCACTATTGATTATATAACCGGAAGAGTAGTATTAAATTCTTTTGATCCTTCTTCATATGCCGGTACTGAGATTAGCATAACAATTATACCTGTTTTAGGTGATGTTTTATCTTTGAGAGAACAATTAATAACAATTGAAGAAAAAGATATTAATTTGAAAATGAATGATACTTCTATAGTTAATAAACAAACTCAAATCACAACAACAGAAACTACAACATCTCAAACAACGGCAGTAAATTATTAATATGTCAGAATACGATTTCTTAAAAGACGAAAATAATATAAAATTAGTAGGTAAAATATCAAATTTAATTGATAGTCAATTACCTGATTTTGTTAAAGATGAAGGAACAAATTTTTCTGAATTTTTAAAATTTTATTATAAGTGGATGGAATCACATGAATTAACTATTTCAACTGTGGTTCAAGATGAATTTCATTTTATTTTAGAAAGTGAACAGGGGAATTTTGTTTTAGAAACAACTGATGATTTATTAGTTGAGGGGGGGAGAACCGATTTAAGTGCTTATGACTTAAACGAAACAATAACGGGTTTAAGTTCGGGTGCGACTGGAACGGTTGATAGAAATACAAATACAGCATCAAGTAAAATTTATGTAACTGGAGTAACAAAAACAGATTTTGAAGTAGGCGAAATAATAAAAGGCACAAATAATCGTACACTTGGTACTGTAGTTAATTTTCAAAAAAATCCCCTTTTTGCATCAAGAACATTATTAAAATCAAGGGATATCGATAGTACTACATCATCTATGCTGGATCATTTTACTAAAGAATTTTTAGTAAATATTCCAATGACTTTAAGTGCAGATAAGTCGCTTTTAATAAAACATATATCAGATATTTACAGAGCAAAAGGAACAAGTTCTTCATATGATTTTTTATTTAAATCATTGTATGATATACAAAATCTTATTTTTTATACTCCAAAAATAGATTTACTTAAACTTTCTTCGGGGAATTGGCAACAAGATCAATCTATCAGAGTTATTACTTCAGATTCTGTAGCATCATTTGAAAGCCATTCTATTAAAGGGATGCAATCAGGTGCAACTGGAATTGTAAATCGTATTGAAAAATTTGCGGCTGGAGTTTTTAATGTAACAGAACTATTTTTAACAAATATTATTGGAACATTTATTGTAGGTGAATCCGTTTCTTCAAATGATGTTGATGGGGTATTTGGTAATGGTATTTCACAGGGATTGTTATCCGATGTTGTTATTTCTTCAGCAGGTTCTAACTATAAAATAGATGATAAACTTACGTTTACTGGTGGAGGCGGTGTTGAAGCAAAAGCAAAAGTAACAAGTGTTGGTCAAGGCACATTAACTGATTTTACTGTATTTGATGGAGGGGACGGATATGTTGAAAATAAATCGTTAGATGTAAATAATTTTGCTACATTTGGGACTGGGTTTACTGGAAAAATTAAAGATGTAATTGATTCTTTTACGTTTTCGAAAAATGAAGATATAATAGGAAATTATAGTGCAACTGTATTCAACGACTTAGCATATGAATTGAGTGGAGATGTGACAGCAAATAGTGAGGACAGATTAATTGATACATTAGGATTTTCTAAACTAGATGCAGGATCTATTGGTTCTATACAAACAACTGGATCTGGCTCTGGTTATGAGGCAATTCCTCAAATCTCAGTTGAAGAGATAACAACTGGAGATTTTGTTGAATCATCTATTCAAATTTTGAACTTAAATGCAGACCCCGATGGACTTGCTACAACAAATGCGATTACAGGCTTTTTTGATGCAGGAGAAAAGATTACTTCAAATAATGGAAATAAAATAGGAACATTTTTTGGTGATGTGTTCACATCATACGAAAGTGAGATTAAAAATCCTACTAGAATAAGAGTAAAGACTATAAAATTTTTAGATGAAAATGTAACTCAAAAAATTCCAATTGCACAAAGAAATGATCTGCTTGTAAATAATTCTACTTATTTGGCAGTCTCAAATCCATCAGTATATCATTTACAATTTGTTACTGGTGGTTCTGCTTCTGTTAATACGATAAAATATAGACGAGGAATTGATGCAAGAGAACTTTTTAATAGTTCAAACAATACTTCAGCATGTGATTGGTATCCCACTTCTACTGGCGTAACTGTGACTGGTGGTTATCAAACATTAAGTTTTGGTATTACATCACTTACTAGAACCAGCACAACTGCAACTGCAACCACATATGGAAAACACGGATTAGAAGATGGGCAAATAGTTGCTATAACAGGAGCAAGTCCTGCTGGTTACAATGGAACTGCAACAATTACGGTAGCAAGTACAACTTCTTTTTCATATACCGTAGGGGGTTCCCTTACAACTCCTGCTACAGGAACTATATTATATAATGAAGATATTTCTGTAAAATTTACATTACCTTTTGGGCATACTACTGATGATGAATATGCTTTTTCCACTATTGATTTTGTTTCAAATGAAGTTATTACTGGCGCTAATTCGGCCGCTTTTGCAACTGTAAATACTGGTGTTGCTTTTTCTGCTGGAGGCGAGTTGGGAAATAATGCATCTATAGGGGTTTCTGCCGCAGATGTTGGTACTGGCTCTATTAAATCAATTGAAATTCAAGATCCAGGAGTTGGATTTACTTCTGCTCCTGTGATAACATTGCCTGGTCTCGGATCAGAAAACGCAAATTTAATAGCAAAAATTAGTGCAATGAGGGTTGAGACAGGACTATATCTTGATGAAAACGGACAACCCAGTTCCAATAAAAAACTTATTGATAGTGATTTTTATCAAGATTATTCTTATTCTTTAATTGCAAATAAACAACTCAATGAATATCAAGAGGTTGTTTTTAACTTATTACACCCTACAGGAACAAAACTTTTTGGAGAATTTACGCCCGATGCTGTTGAATTGAATGTTGGATTTGATAGTAAATTACAATTTGAAGGAGGAGATTCTGCAATAAAAGAAGATGATGCTGATGATATATTGTTAGAAGATTTTTCCGATCCAAGACATAATGTAATATTTAATAACAATCAAAATCTATCTTCAGGATCCGTTTCCTTAACAGGTAATTCTAATATATTACAAGGAGTATCTACAAATTTTAGATTAACATATTCTGAAGGAGATCATGTAATAATTGACAATGAACAATCTTTTGAAGTTTCTTATGGTGAATTGAGATTAGAAAATTATTTAGCAGGTACAATAGCATCATCCTCATCAAATGTTATTTCTATTATAGGTTTAGGTGATACTTATCCTAAGACTTCAACTGTACCAAATGATTTTAGTGCTAGTGCTAATTTTGTTGCAAATACTGTAGTTACACAAATGAATGCTACGACAAACGAAAAAGTAACTGGTGTTGTTCTTAGACATGAATTGGATGATTCAAATAATAATATATTAATTTTGCATTCATGTAATGGTCAGTTTGATGTTTCAAGTAATGCAAATTCTATAATCGGAAACACCTCAGTAATTAATATAAACACATATAATATGATTTTAGAGGGCGGCCATCAAACTATTTACGATGAGCTTGGCAGGATAAGTGGCTCTGCAGATTTGACAGGAGATTTAGCATTAGAAGAAGGATATGGATTAGTTTTAGCGTTAGAAGATAGTATATATCAAAATAATGAATCAGTTACAACTGCGGAATTTCAATATGTAAAATCAAATGTAATATTTGGAATTGCAACAGATTTTCAAGAAGATTTTAGAATAAATGATAGAATTAAAACAATATCAACTTCACAAAATACAAAAATTATTGAAGTAATTAATTCGACATGTTTGATAGGAAATACTGCAATAAGTACGGATACTTCTTTTAATATGATTTTAGAGAATAGTTCAGAAGGGTATCCAGGAAGTTTTATTATGGAAGATAATGATAACTTTATTCAGAATATGGTTGATCCCAGTTCATCCAAGTTTGATAATGATGATATACAGTTTTATAATTTGCTTGAATCAACAGTAAGAGGAACAACTAATGTAAATGGTATACTGTCAGGAAATACTAATTTAGTGGGAACGAGTTCTTTTTTTGGTGAAGATTTATTAGTAAATGATGTTATTACATTATCTTCTGATCCGCTACTTAAAGCAAAAATTTTATCAATAACTGATCAAACCTTAAACTTAAATATAGCAATAGGTAATGGATCAACTGGTCAAACTATAACTTCACATACATTAAGAAATTTTGATTTAGAAAGAAATGCAACTACTATATCTTTATCAAATCCTTATGATGGTTCAAACAATTTCATGAACATATCAATCAGTTCAATAGCGACAGGATTGTTGCTTCTTGAAGATGGAATAGGTACTGCTAATGCAGGATATCTTGGAAATACATCAACCGAAGGCAGTTTTAAATTTGAAACACTATCATCATTTGATAATCAAACACCTAAATATATACAAACATAAAAATTTTTTATTGGCATAAATAAAGATATGGCTAAATTAGTAACGACAAAATTTAAAATACACAATGCAGAACAATTCATTGAATCTCTTGAAGAAACTTCAGCAACAAATTTATATTTGTTTATAGGAAAAGTTCAAGAATGGGATGATGAAGATGCTCCACCTGCTCCTAACGAAGCTGTAGCAAATACTTTATATAGCTATTGGGATCAGATAATTGCCGCAAAAAAAGTTACTCCTGCAGATGTTAAACATGTTATTACAAGAACTAACTGGGAATCAAATACTGCATATACTGCTTATATTCATACAAATCCAGATCAGTTGTCAAATAGTTTTTATGTTACTACAGAAGATTTAAATGTATATAAATGTTTACAAAATAATTTATCAAATGGTACTTCAACTATTCAGCCAACTGGTTCAGGTACAGCAGTTATTGAGATTGCTGATGGATATAAGTGGAAGTACATGTATACGGTTACATCTCAAGATACTTTAAAATTTGTAACATCTGAATATATTCCTGTACAAAAAAGCGTAGATTCTAGGCAAATTGCAGTTGAAGATGCTACTATAGATGGACAAATAGATATTATTAATAAAACTGCAAATGGAGATTTTAAAGCTGAATTTACTGCAGGTCCAAAAAATTCTGTTGGTGATGATCAAGATTTTATTACTGGTGAGATTGTGTATGGTCAAACATCGAATCAATATGGAACTATTGTTAGTTTTGTTTCTGCGGCAAATAGTTTAACTTATGGCTCTAGTACAGGAAATACAAAATTCGTCAGTGGTGAAGTTATTTTAGGACAAACATCTAATTCAAGAGCAACAATTTCTACAGAATCCGTATCAACATATAAATTTGATACTGGATTTTTTGCAAGTGTATCTAATTCTACTGTAATGCAATTATCATCGGGTGCAAATACTAGTGCAGATGATTTATATGTAAATTCAACTGTTTTTGTTGTAAATAATGCGGGGCAGGGCGAACAAACTACGATCACCCAATATGATGCATTGCTTCAGAGAATAACTGTTTCTCCTGCTTTTACGGTTACACCGAATACGGTTTCTGGTTATGAAGTAACTCCATCAATTACTATAAATGGAGATGGATCTGGTTTTAAGGGAAGAGCAAGAGGAAATGCTACCCATGGAGTAACAGAAATAGTTGTATCAGCACAAGGATCAAACTTCACGGTAGCTGAATCGTCCATTATTGCTAACACAACTCACGGAACAGGGGCAACTTCTACAGTTATTATTGGACCAGTTGGAGGACACGGAAAGAATGCTATTGAGGAATTGGGAGGAAATAGGGTTTTGGTTGATACTCGTATTTCTGGAAATGAATCGGGAAAATTTACAACATCTAATGACTTTAGACAAGTGGGTTTATTGAGAGATCCCCTACAATCTGCAAATAATCTTGCATTTTTTACAGATTCGTTAACCGATCAATCTACAACTTTAAAGGTGGGATCTGTTGCAGGATCTTTTCAACCAGATGAAAAAGTTTATACAGGAACATCTTTAGAAAATAGTACTGCTAATGGTGTTGTTGTTGATTTTCTAAATAATAATACATTAAGAATAAATGAAGTAAAAGGTAGTTTTGTGGATAGTACTGTTGTGACTGGTGCAAATACAAGCTCGACCGGAACAATCTCTGCAAATGGTATCAGTCAACCAGGAATGAAACCTTATAGTGGAGATATACTTTATATTGAAAATAGAGCCAAAATTACTAGACTACAGAATCAAGTAGAAGATTTTAAGATTGTATTGGAGTTTTAACGGATGCCTAAATTAACACAAGATTTTAACATATCGCCATATTATGATGATTTCAATGAAGAGAATAATTTTCATAAAGTCCTATATCGACCCGGATATTCGGTTCAGGCGAGAGAATTAAATCAAATACAATCTATTCTTCAAAATCAATTAGAAAAAACAGGAGACACTCTTTATCAAGACGGTTCTAGAGTTTTGGGTGCAGAATTAGTCTTAAATAATAAGATTAGTTCTTTACAATTAAAACCAACATATTCAGATGTCGCAATCGTTTCATCTCTATTTAATGGAAGAACAGTTCAAGGTCAAACATCTGGAGCAAAAGCAGAAGTTGTAACATCTCAAAAATTTTCGACCACATCTCTAGACACTTTGATGGTTAATTATATTGATGATACTAAATTTTTAGATGATGAAACAATTAATACGATTGATGCAGGAACAACAATTTTTGCGACCGTGGCAGGAGAAGCGGACGGACTAACTGGATCAACTACAGCCACATCTTTGGCTTCAGGTGTCGGTTCTGTAGTTAGTGTCAATGAAGGACTATTCTATCTTGGTGGTTATTTTTTACATGTTTCTCCTCAAAGTATTATTTTAGATACTAAAAACATTAATCCTTCTACAAGAATAGGTTTATCAATTACAGAATCTATTGTTACAAGTATTGAAGATTCTTCACTTTTAGATAATGCAATAGGAACTCCTAATTATACTGCTCCTGGAGCAAATAGATATAAAGTTGATTTGACATTATCAACAAAGCCCTATTTTGAAGTTGGTAAAACAATAGCTTCATCGGGTGTTACATTTGCTATTAATACAAAAGATAACAGATCAGGAACAGTAAGTATAACAACAACGACTGATCATAATTTATCTGTTGGTGATGTCATAGTCGTATCGGGCACCACTGAATCAGAATATAACGGAAAATTTACAGTTTCAGTCATCGGATCTACTACAGAATTTAATTATTTAATACAAGGCAGTCCTTCAACACCTGCATCTGGAACACCTGAATATCTAACAGGAATCGTAGATCCAATTGCCAGAAGTTCGGATACTGATTTTATTGAATTGTTAAGATTGGAAAATGGTGAAAAGATTGAAGAAATAAAATTTCCTATTCTGGGAAATGTTGAAAAGATTCTAGCAAGAAGAACATTTGATGCTTCTGGTGATTTTACAGTTAGACCATTTTTGCTTGATGTTATTGATCATAAAATAGGAGGAACTGCAGGCGATAGAACATCAGCAAACACAAGTGCAACTGTTACAGCTAACGGTGCAAATTTTATAGCAGATGTTAATGTTGGTGATACTATATTCTTTTCTAGTAACACATCAAAAACTGCTGAAGTTACATCTATAGGAAATACTACGGCTCTTACATTAACAACTGGAACCGCCTTGGGTGATGGAAGTACTAATCAAAGAATAGGTGTTTCTACAAAAATAACTGCAGAATTAAGTCCAGGAAAAGCATACATAAAAGGTTTTGAACATGAAACTTTATTTCCTACATATTTGAATTTAAATAAAGCGAGAGATACAGAATCAGTTACCGCAGAAAAACAAGGAGTTGAATTTGGACCATATGCAGTTGTAACAGATGTTATTTCTAATACTGCTTTTACTTTGGGTGTAAATAGTGCATCTATTAATTCATCATCTGGAGGTACGGGTGCCGACTTAATGGATTTACATATAGTTAAGTGGCCATCAACAACTCAACTACATGGAACAGTAACCGAAGCTAATAAAATTACATATACAGCAAATACTTTAAGTATAAAGTTTGTTGGAGTTGATAATACAAGTGCCGCATCAATAGCAAATACAAAAATAGGAACAGTACGATTAAGACAACTTGATTTTAAAGCAGGAAGATCATCTACTGTAAATTCAGAATATGGTGGTGGTGCTGATGCAAATGGTACTTATCATGTAAAATTTCCTGCAATATATGATGCTCATTTATTTGATTTTAGATTTAATAAAGTAGAAGGAACAGTAGCCTCTGCTATTACTGCTAATAATACACTTATTAATTTAGTAGAGTCTGGAGCCGCTTCTTTTCCAACAGTCAATTGCTTATATGGATCATCTATAACTGTTAATACTTCATATTTGGGAGTAAATACCTCTGATACAAGAAAAATTATTTCATGGTCGGGCGCAAATACTGGTACAACTCCGATGGGTTATGATATAGATGCAGATGCAACCCTTGAATCCTCGAACTATACTGCACTATTAGAATCTGCTTTGACACAACCAACTCAAGCCACTTCTACTTATTCTATAAATTTTGGAGTTAAAGATATTAGTTCTATTATTTCAACGGCATCCGGTACCGATTTTGATAAAGCCATGAATATTGATATTAGTGGTAGAAGTGATGTAACTGATACTGGAAATACTGTTCTATACGATAATACCGAAGATCAAAGATCATTACTGTTTCCTTTTCAAAACAAAACACTTGCAAGTTTGTCAAAAGCAAATTATAAATTTAAAAGAGGATTTACAGCATTGCTTAGTGGTACTGGCACTACAACTCTCTCGGCTCCGAACTCTGATGAATTGTTTTATCCAGCAACTGGTGCAGGAGCCATTTCTGCATCTACTATAGATGCAAACTATTTGGTTTTTTGTAATGAAGCAGGAGTAGGCACAAGTCAAGGAGATTATCTAGAATTCAGTAATACTTCGGGTTCCAGTATAGCAGATGGTAGATCGATGACATTGAATGCTACTGGGGATCAAGTAGATATTGTAACATCTGGAAACACTACGATTCCTGCGGCTTCTTATGCAGGCAAAAACATATATGTTTATGCTACAATGTTGTATAAAGCGACTGATGGAGCGAATACATCGAATGGTGGACTCGGGAAAAAAACTTTAGTTACAGGAAATACTACAGTTGCTAATGTGGTAACAGCTTCATCAAATACGATTCAAGCAGATTCTGGTCAAATTCATTTGGGAATTGACATGAATACTGAACCTGGTATTACTAATAGTTTAAAAATATCAGATATTAAAAAGTTAGTTGGGATTGTAAGTTCTTTATCTGATACGAAAGAAGTTACAAATGCTATGATACTTGAGGCTATGTCTAATACTGCAAATGCTCATAATATAACTAGTAGCTTTATATTTGATAACGGTCAAAGAGACAATTATTATGACTATGGAACTATAACTTTAAAAACCGGAGAACTAAAACCAACTGGTCAAGTAGTAGCAATAGTTGATTATTATAATCATACGGGGCGGGGTCCATTTATAGTTGATTCTTATACTTTTTCTGGTTCTGGTAATACATCATATGATGATATTCCTACATATACAAGTCCAACAACTGGTACAAAAGTTGAACTAAGAGATATGATCGATTTTAGACCTAAAAGATTGGGTTTTGAAAC